GTGCGTAAGTTCTGTAGCAGCAGGTGTTACGGCCACTGGCTACGCGAGAACCTTGTGATAAGTGCCGAGACACGTGCGAAGATCAGCGCGACTACCACTGGTAAGCCGAGGCCGAATCAACAGCGGAAACTCACCACGAACTGTGAGCAATGCGGCAAACCATTCACCTTTCCGCCGTCACAGAAACGCCGCTTCTGCTCAAAGACATGTTCCGGGAAGTGGCACTCACTCCACGCAGCCGAGGTAAACAATCACTTTCGCGGGAAGAAAGCTCATAACGCAAAAGAGTACGTTGCGCTCATCTGTCCCACCTGTGGCACTACGTATCACGCCAAGCCATCGCACGCACATCGCCGGCGTTATTGTTCATATGGCTGCATGGCCGAGGCATATACGGAAATGACGGGCGAACGAAGTCCGTCATGGCGTGGCGGGACGATCAAATACTACGGCCCTTCGTGGCGTAAGGTATCGCGGATGCTCCGCAACAAGTACCCCGGTTGCCAACAGTGCGGCAAGACTCGTGAGGAGAACGGACGCGAACTTGACGTACATCACCTTGTCCCGTTCCGCACATTCGGCGTCGCTCGACATCTTGAAGCCAACGATCCCGCCAATCTCCTCGTACTCTGCCACACCTGCCACATGGAAATGGAAGTGGAAATGCGCCAAGCAGGTGGTTAGTGGGCCTGCTCGGGGTCTTTGCCGGTGTACTTGTAGGCGATGTCTGCCATGGTATGCCTCCTACTTGAGTCCGAGCGCGCCGTTCCGCCGCCGCTTTTTCAGCAACGCCTGATGGATGGCGTCGACCAACGCATCCGGAGATGACAGAGCGCCGTGAATGTGGATATGGATCTCCTGTGGCTGTTCACGTGGAGCGAGGATGCCGAGCGGCACAACGAAGCCATCCATCTCACCGAGCCTGAACGGTTGCCTGACGACGCCACCTGTCGCCACCTTCGCCATGCGGAAGCTCCTTTGTCAACGTTGGGACTAGTACGCGAGGGTGGTGGTGTAATCCTCGACCACCCGCAGTTCCCACACGCGCTGCCTGCGTACGACGCTCCCCATCTGGATATAGGCAGGCGCACTCTGCGATGCCATCGTCGCGCTATGGACGGTGCCTTGTCCGAGGGATTGGTCGCCGTGGAATGCCCCCTCAATGGCATCGCACAGGCTGAGAAACAATGCCTCCGAGGGGTCGTCAGGAGTGCGCACCCACAGACGCACCTGGAGATAATGCGTGCGGCGCATCAAGGTACCCGCGCGTAGCTCGTCCTCAGGGTAGAGATGAAGCACGTAGGCATCCACATCCTGCGTGGCGACCAACGTGAACGGTGCCGCCTTGCCAAACACCACATCGGGTGTGACGATCCCCGCACACTGGATCGTGAGGCGATTCTTTGTCGCATCCACGATAGTGTTTAGCGGCAATGCGACCATCAAATTACCTCGCCGTGGATTGACGACCTCAGATAGCCAGTAACCACATGGACAAGTGCCTGGGCGCGGGTCTCAAGGAGTTGTGCGCCGGTTTGGAGATTGCGCCGCAGCGCGGTCGTGTCGCCTGTCTCAATAACCTCAACGATGCCCTCGGCAACGAGTGCCGCGATTTGGTCAGCGGTCTGCGCTGCGGCGGGTTCAAGATACGGCCGCGCGGACATGCGAGACGTACCCTTCTCGACAAACTCCGCATAGGGTGCGTCCGCATGGAGGCGGATGCCCGCCGATGAGATTGCCTGCCCAGCCGCGTTGAGGTGTTGGATAAGATCATCCAACCCGACTAAGGTGATGGAGACGGACATCTACTGCCCCTCGGTGGCGAGGACGCGGTTCGAGGGGCAGTAGCTACCCGCGAGATCGCCCATGACGGTAAAGATGCGCCCACGCAAGCCGACGCTCGTAGTATCTGCCTTCATACGCACCTGCCAGCCGGGTGCCACGTCCGTCCCAACGGGAAGCGAGATCGTCCACTGGCCAATCACCTCCGGACGATCCGGCGCGGTGAATGACAAGGGAGCGCCGGGCGATGCGGTGACACGGCACATGACGCTGGATTGCATGACGGCGCGGGGGGTGGCGGCGTTATAGAGATCGCAGGTGTCGGGCATCCCCGACTCGGCATGTGCCCGCATCACGCCCAGGCGCGCAGTGAAGGTCGGATTCGCCATCGTCGTTCACCCCTTTGACTGCGACTACCGCGGCCACCGCCCTCCATAGGGATTGCCGAGCATCGTCCACAACGGCTTGTCATGCTTGCGGCAGTTGCAGGAGAGGCAGGCTGGTACAACGTTACTCATCGTGTGGTGACCGCCTCTCGCGATAGGAATCAGGTGATCTTGCGTCAACGTCACACCCTCCGCTCCGCAATAGGCGCATACGTGGTTGAAGTATTCCTTCACCTCCTGCCATTGCTTCGGGGTGAAGTCGTTCACCGGCACGCCCCGCAACTTTGCCCGCCGTCGCTGAGTATAGGGAATGTCATAACCGGGGTGCGCTTGACGGTGCCTGCGCTGCGTTGCCTTTAGCCGTTCGGGATGCTCCGTACGATACTTGGCAAGGGAAGCGCAGCGCGGTTCAGGATTCTCTGCGTACCGCCTGCGAGCCGCTGCGTTAATCTCATCGCGTCGCTTTGCGTAACGAGCATTCCGGTGCGCTTGCACGCGATCAGGATTCTCGTCTTGCCAACGCTTGACGCGCGCCACGATCTTTGCCGAGTTTTCCTTCCGCCACGCCTTAGATTCTTCGGTATGTGCCCAATAGTAAGTCCGACCTTCTGCCTGAATCCGTTCTAGATTCGCGGCCCGGTATTGCGCGCGCTGCTCTCGATGCCCTTCGTTGTACTTGCGGCGTCGCTCCTGCTCACGCTCAAGGTTTGCGTAATAGTGGGCTTTGCGCAGGAGGTTCTTGCAGTCCTTGCACCACGATTCGTAACCAGAGGATGTGACAGAGAATCGTGCGATGGGACGCATCTCTTTGCACTTCGTGCAGCAGCGCATTTCAGGCGGCGGCATGAGGGATGGCTGAGTGTATACTTCGTCCATCGGACACCTCCAACGTGTTCGATGCGCCCCGGCGGTGTTCGAAGCACCAAAGGGGCATTTGCGTGATTCCAATGGGCTAAGTATAGCATCTACTGGCGAAACCGTCCATATGGGTTTCCTAGGAATTTACTCGCGTTTCGATCTGCCCCCCACGCATTCGGCGGTGGTTCGGGCGCGGTTGTCGTCAGGACGCCCGAGGCGACGCCCAATGAGCTGACAATCTTTTCCTGCCGCGCGATTTCCGCGTCAACCTGCGCATACATGTCGCTGAGGTTCTTCGCTCGCCCTGAGAGGCGTTCGCTGTGCTCGGCGTGAATGTCGTAATCCGCCTCATCGCGCCGCGTTCCCATGAGGATCGTAATCCCCGAACGCTTCGTGTACAGGTAGACGAGGTAGTTGGACCGTCCCGGCGTACTGTGCGCCTGCCAGAAGGCGGGGAGTTGCGTCGCCAGAACGCCATCGGGATCGCCTAACTCCGCGATGATCATCGCTTCCGTGAATGTGGCACTCATCAGGCGACCCCTTCGTGGTTAGTGGGCTGGTGGCGCGGCGGGCGGCTTGGCCGGTGGCTCCGGTGGCTCTACCGGTTCCTCCTCATCCTCATCGGGCGCATCGGCGGGGACGATGGCACCCACGTCAACGAGGCGCTGGATATCGAGGCCGTCAAGGTCTTTCTCAGTCAGGCGGTCGCCCTCGCTCCAGTCGTCGACCTTCGTGTGGGCAACGCGGTATTCTTGCGGCTTCTTTTCCGCCTTCGCCTTCGGGGCGTCATCCTTCGGTGCTGGCATAATGGGATACTCCTTCACTCGCTCAGTAGTCAGCGGTCAGCCACACGATCAAATGGTCATGATGACGATGGAGCCAGGATAGAAGATCACTGGCCCGCCGTTCATACCATCGTGGACCTCGATCGTCCTCGGCACCTTCTCTTCGCCGCGGTCGATCACCTTCTGATAGACACCGGGGCCAAGGTCGGGGTTGTTAGCGTTACGGGTGAGACGGAACGCGCCAATGCGCTGCCCACCCGTGCGCTTGCCGACGAGCACCACCTTGTTGTTCGGCACGTAGAGAACGAAGGTGCCTGTGTCGTCAAGGTAGCCCTCATCGTAGATCGTGATGGAGGGCAGGCCTTCCATGTTGAGGACGCGGTTCACGTCCGCGAGTCCCGCGATGGTGCCGAGGCCACTCGGACGCCGCCCGAAGAGGTCATTCGCGTTCGTGTTGCTCATCAGGCTATTGAACGTGGCGCGATTCATCACCGCTGTCGCGTCCGTCCCGAACGAGACGCCCTTCCCACGGGAGAGCAACTGCACGGAGCGGAAGTTCGCCAGGGGAACAGCGGTCGCGCTTGTCGCCCACGTGACACCCGCCGTGAAGGTCTGGGTGGTGTAGGAGTCCGCGACGCGCACCACGCCGTCCTCGCCGGCGACGGAGAAGGTGCCGGACGCGAGGAGTGCCCAGATGACCTGCTCCTGGCGATCGAGGCGGCGGCCCATCAGGCGCTCCTGCTCCGCCATGACGAGATCGGACACGTCGATCGGTGTGCCGAAGGTGCCGAGACGCCGGCGGCGGGTCAGGTCGTTCTCATCGAGGACCGAGAACTCACCGTAGACACCGGGCGACATCAGGTACTTCTTGCTGCCGACCTTCTTCACCCGGGGCGGCTCGCCATTGAGGCCACGGATTGCCTGGAGGCCCGTCCAGTTGTCCATCTGCTCCCATTCGAGCAGGTGGTTGTCGGACTCCTCGAAGGGCATGATCGTAAAGCCGAGCCGGTTCTCGACCATGCGCGGGGTCTTCTCTTGCGCGATCAGCGTCAACTCCGCCGATGACGGGAATGCGAACGACATTGCAATGCTCCTTTGTCATGCCGCCCGCAGAACCGGGCAACGAAACAGGGCGGCCGGCGCGGCCGCCCCTCAGATCAGTGTGTGCTGGCTATCTTCATCCAAATCTAACGGTTCCTGTCCCAACGGTGCCGTTCAGCAGCCGCCCCGCCATCAGCGTCAGGGCATTGGCATCGAGGCCGCTCAGGTCTTCGCATCGGAAGGTTCCCGAGATGAAGGCAGGAACGCTCTTGCGCGTCTCGCCGAAGTCTTGCCCGCCATAGGTGATGTTGCCCGATGCGTCGGTGGACGCCGCGTAGGCAAGGATCACCTTCGGAATCTGACTGCCATCGGTCGCGACGGCGGTGTACTGCTTGTAGGTGCCCGCTGGCCCCGCCGTACCGGTGATCGTGGAGGCGTCCGTGATTGTGCCACCTGTCACGCCCGCGCCGCCTACCGTGAGTACTGTGGGGCGCGGGCCATTGATGGTCGAGGTCAAGGTGAAGGCGGTCGGAGTAGTGAAGGTGCCGCCCGTGGCGATATAGCCGAGCGGGCCGGGAGTCGCGGCAAGCATCGCGGCCGTCAACTGGGCCGCCGTCGCGTTGTAGGCGATGGCAGCGGTCGTGTTCGTGCCATCACTGAGCGTGAACGAACCAGCAGAGAGGGCACCGGAGGCGGTGAGCGTGTGGGTGGCGGTCGTGCCCGCGAGTTCACCGAGGATCGTGCCCTTGATGTACGAGACCGATGCGGGCAGGTTGACGGTGATCTCGCGGGCGTCTTCGGGGTCAATGTACGGTTCCAGGCGGAGATTATTGAACGTTGCAACGGGTGCAGTCGGCATTGCCATGCTCCTTTCAGGGGCAACAGACGAAACGAATATTTCCTACTTGGTGGCGATGATCGTCTGACCGAGGGCCGTCTTCGCGAGGAGCTCCTTCCGCCGCTCCGCCGTCATCTCGCCGGGCTTGGCGGACTGGCTGCGATTGTTGAAGAGCGCCTGCGCGTCCGCATCGGTCAGCAGTTCCTCCGTGAGCACATGCGGCGGCCGCGCGGCGAAGCGTGCCTTGAGCGCATCCACACGGGTGCCGGTCTTCTCCTCCGTGCCGACCGCGAATGTGACCGTGCGCGGGTGGGCGGCGTCATCGTCGGCCGCGTCCGTGAAGGCGGCGATCAGGGACGCCTTCTCCGCGGGCAGGGCGCGCTTGGCGGCGATCTCAGCGTCCGCGAATACCGCAGCTCTCTCCGCAAGGCGCTCCTTCTCCATCGCGGCGATGCGTGCCATCAGCGCGACCTTCTCCGGATCCGGGACAGCGTCGACTTTCGGCGCCTCCGCCTTCGGAGGATCGGCGGCGAACTGCGCCGTATCGCCCTCGCCCTCGCCGGCCAGCCATGCCATGAACTTCTCCATCCGCGTCGGTGCCTTCGTGTCCGTCATGCCCGGCTCCTTGCTCATCTGAGCACTTGCGGGGCACGTCGCCCCTAAACTCACCGCGTGATCATGCACCGCCTGTACGGCGTCCTGATCGGCCTTGTTGTGTCGCTTGCCCGCGAACTCCGCATAGGCACCGAAGAGCGCGGCATCCGCGACCCGTGGATTGAGGACGAGGCCGTTCTTGGCAATCCGCTTCGTCGCACGGTCGAAGGCGAGCGACACTTTGAGCGCCGCGCCACCGATCGTGTCATTGAGCCACTTCGGAATCGCGACCGTGCCCATCAGGGACGTCCCATCCTCTGCCATCTCCACCGCGCGCAGCTCCCCGAGCTTGCCATCGAGGATGGAGGGGCGGTGTTCGATGTCATTGGGAACGGGGGTGAAGGCAGCGACCACCGCTTTCGCCTCATCTGCCGTGAGGGAGAACGCCTTATCGGGGTACTCGCCTATCTCAAACACCTTCCCGCGGCGAATAACGAACTCGCCGTCATCGGTGCCATCGCCAATGGAAAACGCGGCCATCTCCGCGACCTTCACATAGGTCGTCTTCGCAGTGACTTCCGTCGGTTGCCCCCACGTCACATCGCCACTCGCAATCGTGTAGGTCCGCTGATAGAGCGCGCTGTCATTGCCGCTATATGTCACCGTGGCATCATCAAAGTCGCGCAGCCAGAGATAGGCATCGCGGCCACCGAAGTCCTCTTGCAGTTCGGCTTCGAGGAACTGGCGAAGGTCGTTGTAGGTATAGCCCTCGGGCAGGCTGAATCGTGCGTGAGGCATGGCAATCTCCTATTGCGTCAGCAGCAGGCCGAGACTGACGAAGAAGAGCGCAAGCGTCAGGACGCGCGGATGCCACGCCGCGAACGGTTCTCCCGCCCAGCCGAGGAGGAAGGCGAGGGCGAGGATAATCGCCGCGATGGCGAAGCAAATGCCAGCTTTGGTCGTACTCACGGGTTCGTCTCCTTCTGCCCATCGGGTGCCCTCTGGGCGGGTGGCGGTTGCTGTGGTCCATCCTGCGCGCCGGGCTGCGTCATCACCGACGGTTGCGCCGCACGCTGCTGCAACTGGATCAAATCCCCCTCGGAGCGCGCGCCCATGCCGAGCATGCGATCCGCTTCGGGCAACTGCGACGGGCTGAGGGTGTAGCCGACGCTCGAGAATGCCTGGATCATCGCGTTGACATCCTGCGCCTCTACCGCGCCAAGGGAGGCCGTCGGCACCAAATGGTCGGCATTGGCGAAGTTGTAGCGAACCAGGGGGGTGAGGATGTCGCGACGGAGCATCCGGCAGACCCACTCTTTGTACTCGAGGATGATCTGTCCCAGGATGTCCTGATGCACAGCGGCCTGCGCCCGCGATGCGTGCTTCCCCTCATTGATTGCCAGCGTCTGGACGATGACGGCCTTCGCCATCTCGCTGTTGAAGAACTCGAACGCCGCGAGGTAGACATCGCCCCCGGTGCCCGCCTGCGGCTGAATAGCGGTCAGAGTCGCGCCGAAGGGGAGGACGATGTACGAGCCGTTCTGAAAGCCCGCGACCGCCGTGCCCAGGTATTCCTGCGCCGTCATCATCACCGTGCCCGTGCTCGTCGCCACGGGGACATCCTGCGCACTCTCTCCCACCGTCGCGACAACGGACGGGGTGGCGAACTGCGCGAGATACCGCTGGTAACTGAGGAGTGCTTGCACTTTGAGATTCCACGCGCCATAGGCGGGACGCAGGACCGAGCGGCCGCGCGGATCGCCGTCCTGCGGCTCGTGGGTGAGGACGGCGAACTTCTCGCGCGGCAGGATGTTCGGGATGTCCTTCGGGTCGCTGGAGACCGCCGAGGGGATGATGCCGATCGCCTGTCCGGGTCGCTGGCCGAGGAGGCCGATCACATTGTTGAACGGGTCGACGAGGAATGCCGTCGACCGTCGCGGCTTGACCTTCAGGGCGGTGAGGACGAGTTGATTCTCTCGCAACGCATAGATCTGTTCCGCGACCTTGCTGCCCATTGTCAACGCATCGAGGAGATTGCGCAGCACATCCTCGATCGGCGTCGTCAGGTTCGCCATCACCTCTGTGCAGAAGTCCTTGATCTCCTGGGCCTGTTTGAAATCCGCCTCCGCTTCGTCCGCGACGGGCGAGGCGAGCGAGACGCCCTCGCTGAGGATGGCGGACTTGAGGAGGCGCATGATCGCGGCAATCTGCCCGTCGCGCTGCATCCGCTCGTAGATGTCGTCCGAGAGTTCGGACGTGAGATCGTCGATCGCGTGCGGCAGCGTGCGCAGGACGTTGCCCGCGAGATAGCGTGCGTTGGCAACATACTCATCGGTGGCGACGGCGCGCAACTGGACAACGTTGCCTGCTTTGCCGGGCATCGTCGTGCCGCTACCGGTCTGCGGCGACACGCTCCCGACGCGCACGGTGGATGTGATGTCCTTCGGCTTCGCTGCGGGCATGGGCGATCATCCTGTTTGGAAACCCTTTGCCGATCCTTGACCCGATGCACGAGTGGAAGACCCTTTGCATGTGACAGTACCGGCTGTACACGGCAAAGGGTCTTCCAACCGTCTCTCAGCGGTACGCGGCATCGGGTCAAGGATGTAGCGTCTCCACGCTCACATGCAAAGGGTTTCCAACTACTGGCGAAAGGCGGCGGTGGGGCGGGCGTTGCCGGAGATAGCGACAGCAGATGGCGGCTGGCGGATCACAAGGAACGCCTGCACCACCGCATCCCCGGCGTCCGTCGAACGCTCCAACCGCTTCGCGATCTGCTCTTTGGATTCGATCTGTATCTTGCCGTTACTGGCAACTTTCCAGTGTGGCGCGGTCAAGTCTCCCGTCAACACATCATCCGGTGGCAGCGCCACCGTTGGGCCATAGGTAGGGTCAAGACGCTCTCGCATCCCCCACCAGACTTCGGCGCGCATATTGATGAATCCGAGCTCGCCCGTCCGGTCGGTCGCGTCGGAATGCTCGGAGGCGATGAAGGAATGAATCCGCTCGCGTTTGAACATCTCCCGAAGACGACTGACGACGCCCGCACCGATTCCGATGCCATCCACCACCGCGTAGGCTTTCGGGTGACGATTCAGGAGTCCCGCCACTCTCCCTGCGGTCTCCATCGTCTCCTCTTTGGCCGTGTAGCGCAGGGTGTCGATGGAATCGCCGTAGCGGGGCGCTTGTACGGTCCTATCAGTACCGCTATCTGAGACATCTACACCAACACAAGTGAGAACATCGCTACCAGGCTTGCCCGCATCTTCCCACTGACGCCAGCGGTCATTGGCGGCCTCGACCCACGCGAGGGGAATGACGCCATCCTCATCGGATGATGCGAACTCGCCTTCGACGCGGTTCTGGTAGACCGCCGAGTCCTCGCCCCATTGCCGCTTGCGCTGCTCGGCCCACTCCGACGAGATGCGCCCTGCACCTATCGCCTCTTCTTTTGTCACCCGCCGCACATGCCAGTCCTCATAACCGGGCTTGCGCGATTGGATGTCATAGAAGCGACCCTGCGGTTCGCCGGGCGTCGAGTTGGCGATCGCGAACGCCTCGCGCGGCGTATCCTCACCCGCGCCGGAGAACGCGCCCTCCGCCGCGTCGAAGGTCTCGGCGGGAATCGTCTTTGACTCGTCGAAGAGGTAGAGGAGCGCATCGGCGTGCGCCCCCTCGATCGTCGCCACATTGTTCGATGCGACCGCGAACGCCTCACCCGTCGCCAGGCGGAGCGAGAGCGTGTGCAACTCGGTGCGTCCGCTATACGGCGACCGACCGATCAGGTCCCACCGGAGCGAGCGCGCCCACTTGTGCACCTCCGGCCAGAGGAACTTGGTCAGTTGCCGCCAGGCGGAGGCGGTCGTCGGCAGCTTCCAGTCCTCGCCGTCCCGGGTGAGCGCGAACCAGTGGATCACCCACGCGTCGAAGGCGGTGTTGTGCTCGACAAACTCGGTCAGGAATGTCTCGACGCCGGGCACCGTGATCGCCACCGTGGGCTGATTCTCAATGACGCGAAGCGATGAGACACGCTCCCATGCGAGGTGTGTTGGCAGGTTCGCGCCGCGCCACTTTTGTTGCTCTTTGACTGACCGCGACCGACACTGCGCCGCGAGTGCGTCAACCTGCGTCTCTTTGCCGAAGATGCCGACATGCTCGGTAAAGCGCAGGATGTTGGGGGCATCGTGGATCGCGACGGTATGTGCCGCCCCGAACCGTCGCTCCCCGGCGTGCGTCCACGCGGTTTTCTTTGTCCGCGTCTCTGCATGGACACCGAGACGCAAGAGCGCACGCGACGTGTCCCGTGCGAGCATCGCGCTTGTCGTCGTGAGACCGATCTCATTTCGTGCTTTGCCGCTCGTGCCGACACCGGAATGCGCCCAACCATCGCAGGCGAATAGCCGCGAGATGAACATTGCCAACTGCCGGTTGTCCAACCGCCACACCCATGCAGGGAAACACTTGTCGTGTGCTCCGACGCCGCGCATCCCCCATGCGCTCACAAGATCGCGAACCGGATTCTTGTACTTCCCCGAACCACGAATACCCTTGGTGACGATTCGATAGTCGTACCGATCTATGTACCGCAGTTCAGCACCGAGCGCATCGCAACACGCGCGAATCTCGTCCAGACTTGCGCCTTCGACTTGCGTGATCCGTAAATTGCCGCCTGTCGTGTTGCCGTCACCGATCAGGTATGCCGCGAGTTTGATCGCCTCATCGCTCATCGCCAGTGGTTCACACGTCTCGGTACCGAGATAGACCGCAACCGCTGAACCGATGGTTAGTTCGCCCGCCGCGATCCATGACCCTTCGGGCCGCAGTCGCATGCTGTATTCCGGCTTGCTGTAACGCAACGGCGTCGTATCTGCCCAGAGCGGATGATTGAGCGTCCGCGTCAGCACTCGGCCCTTATCGGTCGTGATCTCCACCACGTCGCGCGCACCGTTATCCCACGCATGAGCGCGGGCGGTGACGACCCGCAAATCCTTGTCCACCGCCAGCACGTCGAACGACTTGCCGATCAGTTCATGGGCTTCAACTATGCTCCCGTCCGCGAGTCTCATGCCATCATTATAACATACGCACTTACCGATGCCGTGCGGGCCGCGAAACGAGATGCGCTGGTAGCGGATCAGATCGTCCAGTAGCTCGAGCTGGTAGTCGGTCGGTCCCTTCCCCTTCGGGAAATGGATGCAGTCGAGGACGAAATCGACGGCGCTATCCCGGTACTTCTCCTGGAACTCCCGGTACGGCTCCGTCTTCGCCGTCAGTGCCGCCAGCCGTGCCGCTTCCCGCTGTTCCTCTTCCGTCCGCCGGCGCATCCACTCCAGTTGATCCGCCTCTGGCCATAGGTGCCGAAGCCGCAAGGAAGGCGGCAAGGTCGAGCCTGACCCCCTGCGTCTCCGATTGGAGGTACTTGAGCCAGTCGAGGATGTCTTTGTCGCTCTGGACATCCTCGTCGTCCTTCACCCGCTGGGCAATGATGCGCTTGACGAGGCGGACCCGCGCGGCTCGACTACCAAGGCCGACCATAAAGGTGAGCTTGTCCACCTCAGCGGAGAAATCCGGGTGCTGCATCCACCGCGAAACGGTCTTCTCGTTAATGTCCAACGCCTCGGCGACCGCGCGCTGCGTCTGCCCATCCGCGAGGGCAATGGCGGCAAGGGTTCGCGTCTCCGTCCACTTGAACGGTTGGTGCTCCTGCGGTGCCTCATTTTCGGACATCGTTTGGACATTCCTCAGCCGCTACGTGGGCAGATATTTTGCCCGAATGAGCTCCGCCAGCGTCACTTCCAGCCGTTGTCGAGCGCCGCGGCGGATCGGTTGCCTGCGCGCCTCGTAGGACGCACGTGGGGTATGCGCCCGGCGCCGCTTCGGTGTCCCCTCGGCACGCGCGATCGCGGCGGTGGCCGTGGGATCCATACGCGGGACCGTCAGCGGAGGGGCGTAAATGGCTGCCATCGATCGCTCCGTTGTGAGGACGACAGACAACAAAAAAGCACCTGATTGGTGCGCTGGTCACAGTTTCGGTTGATGATAGGATAAGTTTCTTCGCCGCACATGTCAAGATTGCGCGTTTGACAAGGTATGGCGGGCGATTCTTGTCAAGGGCTTTCCGAAAACACCACTTCCTACAACTCCCAATCCTCCAGGTCGGCCACCTGCTCTCGCATCTCATTGTACGTCTTGCGCCCTTGCTGCCCGTACCGCTCCACCGTCTCGTCCGAGAGGTGATAGTATGCCGCTACTTCCTCCACAGTGGGGTATCGCTTCTTTGGCTCCTGCGTCGCGGGGTGCGGGCGGAAGATGCCGCGCTCGTCCTCGACCCAGCCGAGCTCGAGGGCGACGAAGACACGCCAAGTCTGCCTGGGTAGAGCACGCTTCGTGGCCGCGAGCAGATGGACCTCACGTCGGTCGTCCACGCGGTCCATCAGGTTGCGATGCACGTCCGAGATCGTCACCTTGCGATGATCCTCCTGCTCGTACTCGTGCTGCTCGACGCGCTCATTCGTGATCGCCATCAGCCGTCGCACCATGTTGGCATCCACGCCCCTCCCGTTACCCGCCATCGCCCCCACCATCCTCTTCTCCCGGCTTTGGCGGCAGCGCCGCGCCCCACCGCCGTTGCTCTGGAACGGGCACCGAGCCCGCGTGCTGGAGAATGCTCTCTCGGTCAGGTTGCGGCATCACTGCAATCCTTCCTGTCGCTCCAACTCCTCCCGAAATGCGTCCGCCCGGATGCGGCGCGCCGTCTCGATCGCCATGCTGCCCTGAGGGCTCCCGGGGTCGGGCAGCGCCGCGGGTGCGGACGCGGACTCACGGCACATCGCCGTCACCGCGAGCGCCACGACGATGAGCGTCAGGGCGACGCCGAGCCGCGTGTCGAGCCGCCACGTCCGATAGAGCGCGTATCCACTCGCACCGAGGGCGACGAGCGATGCCAGGCCATGAATCCGCTTACGCATGACCGATCTCCTCCCAAAGGGGCAGCGTGGGCGCATTCACCGCATCGCCGTGATCGTCCGGGAAGTTCAGGATCGCAAACTCCCCATGGATGCGTCGCGCCGCCGCGTCGTAGGCGCGAGCAGCCTCCTCGCGCGTGGTGAACGTGCCAAGCCGCACGATGCGATTGTTTACCGAGATGCTCGCCCGCCACTTCCCGCCCCTCGGAACTGACCCCACGCCGCGGAAGCCGCTCTTTGACGGCTTCTTCCGAGCATTGGCTGCGTTTTGCGTCCGATCTGCCAGACGGATGTTGCACCTGCGGTTGTCGAGCCCGTCGTGGTTCTCGTGATCCACCAGCACGCCCGGAGGCGCGCCGAGGAGAAAACGGTGCATCCGCATCGTCTGCGGCTTCGGCGATCCGGGAACGTGGAACCACGTCGCCGCATAAAACCCGCCGCATGCACTGTTGGCGGGATAGGGGCTCCACCGATATTTCGACACGCGCTCGTAGTCCTCTTCGTCAATGAGCGCAAAGAGCCCGGGATACTTGCGGCTGTGCAGGGGAATGCGGACAATGCCCATCTCAGGCCTCCTCGGAAGGTCTGGGCGCGTCCCGGACGGTTGCAGCCGTGTTACCGGGACATCGCAGCGATTTGACTGTCCCCATTGTCGCATTTTCCGCTCCGCTTTACAAGCAGTTTGGCGCATCGCAATCGCCTAAATCCAACATCGGAGAGTTGATGCGGGCCATCCATCTGCGGATTTCCGGTACGTAGCGGGACGGCCGATATTTGATCGTCGTGCCGTCCGCGCTCTCGCAGCCGAGGCCGGCGGCATAGGCGAGGCGCTGCCATGAGTTCACCCGGCCCATGTGCAGCCACTTCCCGTGCGCCAACGCATCCGCTGCCGCCTGCCGGCCCTCGTCGCCCAGCTTGAATGCGTCGTCGCCGCCCATGAGGACCGCATCGAATGCATCCCACTCGATCGGATCGGGCTGCCAGCCGTTCTGCGCCGCGAGGGCGACCCGATAGCCCAGCGCGCGGATGCGCGGCAGCATCGATTCTGAGCGCAGCCAGGTGAAGAAGGCGCTCCCGACGACGTCCGGGGCGACGGCGAAGAGGCAGCCCGCCCGGTCGCGCCCATCGAGCCAGGTGAGGAACGCGTCATCACCGACGTAGCGGTCACCGAAACAGCCGTTGTCGGCCGCCCACGGCATCCCCGCGGGGACGGCCTTGGATGACGCCGGCGAGAGCATCATGCCGATGCCGGGCACGTCATGGAGGCGGCGGTGCGCGGTGCCGGTGAGATACAACATCAGCGCCATGACCTCCCATGCACGATGTCGCCTATCGTCGAGGGCCAGACGCTAAACTCAGCCGCCAAGTCCTTTTCCATTTCGCCTGCCTCGCGCCGGCGTCGAATCTCCTCCACTTGCGCGCGGGTCAACTTCGCCCCTTGATTGCGCTCCCCGATAGCGCCATTCGCGCGGCCCTTCTCTTGGCAGTCGAGCCGATTGTCTGCATTCGTCCCCGTGAAGAAGTGCGCGGGGTTGACGCATTTCCGGTAGTCGCAGCGGTGGCAAACGTTCAGGCCATCCGGCACGGGGCCGTTGGCAATGTGGTAGGAAACGCGGTGTGCTAACCGGGTCGCGCGCGTGCCATCCGTCTGCGAGCCGACGATGAACATGCCGTATCCATTGGGGTTGATATACCCCGTCCACTCCCAGCAGTGACCGAGTTCGGGGCAATGCGCGGGGATCGGGCCGTCTTTGTTGACCTTCGCGAAGAAGCGCGCGAGTAGTGACGGCGTGACGGCAAAATGGGTAGACTTGGAATGCATCTCAGACCTCCCGTGTCTGGGTGCCACGTCGGGGGGTGCTGGTAACACCGCCCCGGCATTCGTATTTCGCTCAGCCCATTGTAGCATTTTCCGCCCCTTCTCACAAACGATTTAGGCCATTGTGACGCTCTAAAGTCACACCGTACCCGCGCCCGCCTTGCCCTTTACGCCAGCGCCTCGACGACGAGCACGACGCCCGCCTTCTCGTGATGCGTCACCGTCATATCGACGAAGTTCGGCTCGCACACCGCCCACATCGCCGCCCTGAGCGCGACCGCCAGCCCTTCCGCCGTGATCGGCTCCGCCGTCAACTCCTTCACTTTGGCGGCGAACCATTCGATCGTCACGCAGGTCACGTCCGGCTCGTACGTCGCCTCGATGTCGAAGGCGCACGTGTCCTCGACGAGCGCGCACCGGCCCGGCACGGCCTGCATTTTGAGCGTCGCCTGACTGATACCCGGATTCTTAAATGTCTCGATGATTTCTGTCATCGTTCCCCCTTCGGTTAACCCGATGCCGTGTACCGCACTCCACGGTCACATGCATCGGGTCAACCGATTCATCGCGGCGGGTAGCCAAATGCTGCCTGCACCGGTTTCGGCTGCTCGCTCGGCGTGCCGCGGACGCGCAAGGCGCGCTCGACGTAGGTGAGCGCCCGTCCGTCGGCGATCATGTCTGTCGTCACGCGGATGACGAGCCATCCGAGAATGGCCGCCGTTGAGTGCTTTTCGCAGTCGTTCTCGACGCCCGCCCCGCGCACATGCGCCCCCTGGATCCACGTGCCGCCGTCGATGTCGATCGCGACCTTCACGCTCGGATATGCGAGGTCGTACCGCCACTGCCGCGCCGGCGCCGCGAACCGGTGTTGCCGCACTGGCTCGGACAGCCCAGCCTGGTGTATCTGGCCGAAGAGTGAGTCTTCGAGACACGTGCAGACCCTGTGCCCACATGTCCGGCAGGGTGCCTTCGGATTGCGCGGCAACCGGTCGTGCTGCGGGGCATTCGGGATGTCGGCGAGCGAGATGCTGGGCATCAGGATTCGCCCTCCGAGAAGTTGAGTCGCGCGAACCGACCGAAATACTTGAGCGCCGCCGCGTCATATGCGCGGGCTGCTTCCTCGGCGGTGCTGAATCTGCCGAGGAAGATGAGCTTTCCGTCCACCCTGATACTCGCTTGCCACGCGCCGCTCCCCCGCTTATGCCGCGAGACCCCCTTGAAGCCGGATGTACCGCTCCGATTCGCGCTCCTGTTGTGTCCGTTTTGTCGGGGTGTGCACACGCGCAGGTTCTCGCGACGGTCGTCGAGCGTGTTCCCGTTGCGATGGTCAACGAACGCGCCCGGGGGATCGCCCATGAGAAAGCGGTGGAGGCGGACCGTTCGGGTGCCGTCGCGCCGTGCCGCGTACCAGTTGCCGCTGCCTTCCTTCGCATGCCATCGATAGCAGAGCACGCGCTCCGCATCGTCCGCGTCAATGATGGCGACCTTGCCATGTGTGAGGGGTACGCATACAGTAGCCAAATCGGACCTCCTAAACAGGTTCGATGACGCCGGGCGGTGGCTCCAATCACCGTTCCGGCATTCGCTATTTATCTGCATAGATTCTACCATTTTCCGCCCCGCTGTCATAGCGTTTTTCCGCATTGGGAAGCCGCACTTCGGGCATGGCGCTTTCGGGAGGCGCGGGCGCTTGTCCTTCGGTATCGCCTTCACGATGTCCTGCAGCGACAGGCTGACCACGGCATCGCTCCTCAGACTTCCGGTTCGCTTTCGTCCGCCGTTTCGTCCTCGGTATCGTCCTCGCCCTCCGGTGCCGCCTCGTCAACTGGATCCGGTGCGGAGTAGAGCGGCAGCGGCGCCTGAGCGAATGCCTTCTGCGCCCGGCGCAGCGTGCGGTTCCACGGCCCCATCACCTCGACCGTGCGCATGAAGGTGGAGACATCCGGGGCCCGGATCTTGAACTTGTCTTTCTCCGAGTTGTATTCGATGTGGTACAGGAGATCGAACACCAGCGCGCGCATCTCCCCGGGTGTGATCTGCGCGAGACGGCAGTTATCCGCCGCGACCCAGATCGTGAACTCGGTTTCGCTGTAGTAGATCGCGATCGCCGGTGTGCGCTGGCACATGCCGAGCTGCGCGCCGCCGTCCTTCATGCCGCCCTTCATCCGCCACAGGTAGTCGATCTTCGCCATGTCGTGCCGCGGGAAATCGCCCGGGAACTCGAAGATGAGATCCTTCGCGATCTTGGCGATCTCCGGCGCCTCGAGGAACTCCCCGCCCTCGAACTGGCTGTCGTCGGGCACCTTGAAAGGTCGCTGGAGCGCGAAGCCGTCGTCCGTCGTCGGGTTCGCGTTTGCCGTGTCAGTCTCGTCCTGGGTGATCGTGTCCACTGCCATCCTCTACCGCTCCCTTTCGTGCCTTCCGGCTACCGATCTGCTATGCCGTTCTTACGAGCGCCCATCGCTCGCGCGCCGCCGCCACTTTCGCTTCCCAAGCGGCCACCACCGCCGGATCGCCCTTGTTCGGGCACGCCTCCCAGGCACGTGCCGTGTGCAATCGCATCACCGCCTGCTCGTCCGGAGAGGGCAAGGCGCGCAGGTGGTACGGCGTCTGTGCCTCGTCCCGCAGCGTCCGCATCTCGTCCGCGAAGCGCCGGAGCGTCCCCGGCAGCGGAAAGTGCTCCTCCTCGCGCATCGCCCGGTGCACCGTGGCGCGGTAAATGTCATCGGGCATGTCGCTCAGGGATGTCCACCACAGGTCCTTCGTCTCCTGTGCGATCTCCTGCCGGTAGTGCACCTGCATGAGCGCCATTCCCCGTGCGTACGTCTGGGGTGCCATTGCCTCTTTCCTCCATCGCCGCGTACCGCGCGGCGTCGGCCTCGACCGATCCGAGAATGCGGGCGTTCTTCGCCTCCGCCCGTTCGAGGCTCGTCGTGGGTGAGCCACGGGCCCCGCGGCCCGTAGCGGGCGCGGGTGCCCTCTGGGCGGCATGGGCAGCATCGCGTTTCAGGTAGTCCCGCGCCCACGCTCGCAGGTCCGGCAGCCAGTCGGCACGGCTGCGCCCCTCCGCCAGTCGGCGGTCCGCCCACTGCGGGATGATTTCGCTCGCCAGCTGTTCGGGCGTCGTCCCGATGGCCGTGGCCTGGGTGGCGAGGTCGGCGTCAGAAAGCTGAGGAAAAGCCGGGGCGAACCGCTCGCTCGCGCGCGGGCGCTCGCGTGTGGGTGCGCCCGCGGGGGAGTTAATCTCTCTCTCTGGTATTCTTAATGGGTCTTGTTCAGTGGGTCTTGTTAATTGGGTCTTGTTCCGGTCTCGGAGCGGAACTAGTTCCGGTCTCGGAGCGGAACTAGTTCCGGTCTCGATTTGAGACTGGTTCTGATTCGAGACTAGTTCCGGTTTGGGACTAGTTGAGACCGTGACAATGTGATAACAGTTGCTCGCCCGCTTGCCTGACGTGATCGTCACGAGGCCCGCGTCAACGATTTTCTTGATCGCGGTCGCCACTTGGCTCCGGCCGCAGCCGAGCTCGCTTTGCAGCTTGCTGTACGAAGGCCAGGAGTCGCGCTCGCCGTTCGCGTGGCGCACAATGCAGGCATAGACTGAGAAGGCCGTCATGCCGATCTTCGGCAGATATTCATCAATGACCTCGTTATCGATGTGAAACCAGCCGCGTTCGCGATCGTCTACGATCCTCATTGACCCACCCGGCCCTTCCACAGACAAAACGGCGCGGGCCCCGCGACCCGCGCCATAGCGACCTAGCTCTGTGCTGACTCGCCCTCCGGTCCCGCCTCGCGCACGATGGGCGCGCCGTCGCCCGTGTACGCGACGACGAGCCTGCCCTCGAAGATGCCGATCAGTTGGTCGTAGTCTGCTTTTGTGAGCACGTAGAGGGAGACCTCGCCGCGGGCCGGGTCGAGCTTGTCCGGATGGAGGAGGTGCATCGTTTCGCGCTTGGCGTCCTTGGTCCAGCCCTCATCACTGCCGGTCGCCCAGAAGAGGGCGATCTGCTGCGCGTTCGGCTTCCACGGCTCGATGCGCTCCGCAGGCGGCGCGGGCACGGGCTCCGATTGCGATGGAAGGGGTGCCGATGGGGTGACCACGCCTGTGCTCCTCACCTCCTGGCGTCCGGTGATGATGAGCTCTTTCGCCTGCTCCAGCGTCAGGCTCTCGATGTGATCCACGCCCAGGGCGGCGAGTCGGTCTGCCAGCGGATAGCCCTTGTCAGCGAGCGCGCGCAGCTGGGCGTGCTGGTGGAGATTGGAGCGTGCAGGCGTGGGTGGTGCGGCGATCTTCCCGTCCACGATCTCACCGGCAGCGATCGCCGCGGGGCGCACGGCCGTCGCACGCCGGGGCCGCTCCTCGTTCTCCGCCTGCCCCATCTCCTCCTCGGTGTAGATGCCCCGCGTCTCGTTCGGGAAGGCGGCCCGGATTGCCTGACTCTCGGCGCAGTTGCCGCAGAGCATTGAGAAGCCGTGCCGACGTACCACGATCACGCCGGAGGGAACCGTGACGCACCAGACGCGCCCGCCCGCGTTGGGCTGCAACTCAAGGCCTGGGTGCTTGCGCGTGGTCGTCTGCGGATTCGGGTTGTGATACTCGCGACCCCATCGCACCACGGGAATATCGTCACGCCCGCTGATGGTGACGTGGTAATTCGGCTGCGCGCTGATGTCTGACCAGCGCGCGGTGCGCTGGCTGACCGCGTACCCCGCGATGACCGCAGCGAGCTCGAAGGCCTCGATGTGATCGGGCCGTGACGAGTAAAAACGCCGGACGCCCGTTCGCTTGTTCGTGCTGCCGTCGAACGCGACCAGTGTATCGATCAGCAGCCGCGCCTGGTCACGGTTGAGGGAGAGCACCGCATCCCGACCGATGCGCTTCCCCTCATCGCAGAGGTACGCAACTGCCGCGCGCGGATAAGAGAATCGCATCTTGTCCAGCCGCGTTGTGATCGTCCGCGCCGGCGTGACGGCCACCGCACCTGCCGCAGCGCGGCGCGTCTCTGCGATGTAGCTGCCGATCTCGCGGAGTCGCGCGACCTTTCCGGGACGCGATACCTCCACCGCGATCGTCCTGCCCGGGCGATCAGTGCCGTCCGCGAGGTAGGCGGCACTGATGGCAATCTCCGTATCCGTCACCGGTGCGGCGGATTTGAGCGTCGTGACGAGACGCGGGATGCGAAACATGGCGCGGGTGCGCGCCCGCTCGTACATCACGCCCGCCTCGATCTTCCCTGCCGTTGTCACCATGTCGTGATTCGGCGTGACGCTGAAATTCAGATCGTCACTGTCGAGCGTCACCATGTCGCCGTTGTACGCTTGCACGAAGGGGCGTGCATTCGTCGGTTCCAACCCCCTAGCCGTCACTTGCAGCACGCGCCCTGTCACCGCGTTGAAGGGTTGGAACCCCTGATCCGTGAGGACTTCCGTGTCCTCGCTGAAGCACTTGGCGAGCATGTGATCCGGCATCTTCTTCCAGAGCGAGACCGGGTTGCCCTCCCGGTCGGTCTGGACGAAAGCGTCGTAGCGGACCGTCGCCCAGAGGGTTTCTGACCAGTCCGTGCGTTTGACGCCGACACGCGCGGCGACGGGCGGATCGCTCTTCAGCCAGACATCGGTCCAGACACCGTCCGCGCCGCACCAGTACGGCCCGATCCTGCCGGCATATATACCTGTCCGCTCGGCGATCAACCGGTACCCATTGATCGACGTCTGGATCCGCAGAGCTTCCTCCCAGTTGCCCTGCGCGTTCTTCACCCGTTGCTTGATGGGATAGAACTGCTTGTCGAAGAGCGAGAGGCCGGTGCGTCGCTCCACCGCGGCGACGAAGTCCAGTTCGACGTCCGTCAATCCCGGTGCGATGCCGTTCCGGATTGCCTGGAGCTCATCGCCGAAGACCTCGGCGGCGAGCGCGCCGGCCTCGCGAGTGACCAGTGCGTCACTTGCCATGTGTCTGTCCCTTCTTGATCTCTGTGTCCTCCGCGGCCTGTGCCGTCAGCCGGGCGAGGCGCGTCCAGCGCCGTCCTATTCTTGCCATGCAATCCCTCGCACAATGAGATTGACGCGGCGTTGCGTGACGCCGTACGCCCTCGCCAGCGCGCGCTCCGTGAATCGGCCGGTGGCATGACTCGCACGGATCTCCCGTACGGCCTCCCACGTCAGCTTCGCCGCGGGATGATCGACGCCCCGGACAATCTTCTCGGGATGCGTGCGGACGCCGCTGCGGTCGCCGCAGGGCCGGCATTCCGGATGCATGTGCATGCCGTGGCGTTCGCCCTGCGCGTTGCGCCCCTTGGCGATCATGTCCGCCTTGTTATCAGCGTCCGTCCCCAGCCAGAGGTGTCCCAGCCGGGGATGGCGGACGCCGTTCACTTCGTACCAGCCCGCATCGTCGTTCCGCACACACGCGGGGTTGTCGCAGGTATGGAGCACCTGCAAGCCGTCGGGTATCGGCCCGCACCGGAGTTCCCATGCTGCCCGATGCGCCCGTACCGACTCGCCGTTGCGACTGATGCGCCCATACCCGTTGCCGATCGTGCAGCCCGTCCAGAGCCAGCACGTATCCGTCTTGTCCACCGCCGCCCAGAACCGCATTGCGAACGCTGTCATCACTGGAGCGTCCCTTCCCGTGCGATCGAGGCGCGCATACGCGTCAGCAACTCGGCCAGCCGCTCGACGAGCAGCGACCCCGCTTCGCAATCCTTGAGCACCCACCGCTCACCCTTCGTCACGAGATCGAGGAAGGTGCCGAGCTCCGTCAGTGCCTCGCCGCGGAGCCGCGCTTGCAGGTCCTGCTCCTGCTCGACGGGATTCTGGATCCCGTCCCAGTGCGCACCCAGCGTCCGATCCCGGTACCAGTTCGTGTCCGTCGGCTGCGGCCCGGCCGGTTCCTTCACGCCCATGGCATGCGTCCGGCATGTGCGAGGATGACGGCGACGACGAGCGTGATGAGGCCGATCATGGCAATGGCTGACAGCCCGAGCACCATCCGGGTCGTGTGCGCTGGCGCGGGTTCGCCGTCGTCGTACCCGGCGCCGCCCGCATGCGCGATCGCGGCCGGTCGCCAGCCGGTCGCCGCGTCGATGTCGGCCTGGGTGAGGGTGCGCGCCCTATCGTTCATACTCATCGCTGCACCCGCCCACGCGGTCCGGCGAGTGATGAACCGTTTGCATGTGACCGTTCATTGCGGTACACGGCAAACGGTTCATCATGCACTGGCGGCGCGATCGTCCAGGCGAGGAGACGCGCGGCGTGCGCCGTCACCATCCCCGGTGTCACCTCATTGATCGGCACGTCGTACCACTCCGCGGTCAGCCGAATCAGTTCGGCGTCCGGCGATTGCTTGTTCGGTTGTTCCTGGTCGTCCCATATCATGCAGCTGCCTCGCAATCTGCGTCGAGGACGCGGGCGTCCCAGACATCCCACGCATTGATGGTGTGCTCGATGCCGTTCTCGCTGGCGACGCGGATCCACTCGCGCCCGACACCCACGACCGCGACAACACCCGCGCACTCCGCGTCCTCGTCGTCGAGCCAGACAAGCTCGACCGGCAGGCGCTGCGCTCGTGCAGCCTTCGCCAGCATGCGCAGGCAGAACGGCGGGTCGGTGTGGCGGTAATGGCTGATTTCTTCCTTGACTACGCTGGTGGCCATTGGTACACTTCCTTCGATCTCCACAAGATCAATCCGCCGCGACCGGTTGTTCAGAACCGTTCGTCGGCATGTCCTCCAGCGGTTCGACCGCCAGCACGTTGTTGTGCAGGTCGCGCAGGTTCTCCCTGAGTTGTCGCCAGTACGAATCCGTGATCCGACCGTGGGCCAGAATCTGCCGCGCCGTGCGGTCGATCATCTCCGCGGATTCCGTCATCACCAGTTCCGCCGCGTGCAGCCTGAGCACGTCCAGCGGCAGGTGCATCAGCCGCATCTGTCGGCCGATTTCCGCAATGGCGTCGTTCGCGACTTGGATTGCGGGCTTTCGATATGCCATCTCCTCCCCTCACCCCCTTCCTTCCCGCAGTCGAGGCGTCCGTGGACGCCCGGTCAAAACGATTGCGATGCATCGCATCGCAGCTATCGGCTATAGGGTGAGCGCGCGTTATGCGGATAGTCGTCATCGTGTGGGAGATGATTCGATGCCAAACCACCTGCTCCTCGCGATTGCCGAGACATACACGTGGCGCCGGGCCGCTTGTGGTGATGATCACCATCACTGGTTCCCACCTTCACACATCGTATCGCGTATTTCAGTACGCACATCATCCAAAAAAAAGAGCACCTCCGGTTCGCAGCCCAGCAGCCGTGCCGCGGCATCGAGGAATCCGCGTGTCGCCGAACGGCGGCCCGACTTAATCTGCCGCACCGTGTTGATGGAGTACCCGACTTCGCCCGCGAACCACGTGAGCTTTCGCCCCTCGCGTTCGAGTCGCGCGAACAGTGGCGCCGGGTTCATTCGCTGCTCGTGCTCGATCATCGTCGCCAATGTGCCCTCCTATGCGCGTACTTTGCAATGCATTATGCGGCCCGTATTCGCAGTTGTCAACCTTTTCCTGTGCATTTGCGCTACGTTGTGCGTAGCGAACGCATGGGCCTGGGCGATTGCATCAGCGCCAAGGGGCAGAAAAACGATGGCGAAGGACGCCGCGGACACCGGCAACCGCTTTGGGGAATGGCTCAGAAACGAGCTGAGTAGGCATGAGTGGTCGCAGCGGATGCTGGCGGAGAAGGTTGGCGTCTCGTCGGGCGTCGTCTCACGCTGGGTGCGCGGCCTCGACATCCCGAGTTCGCCGAGCATCATCGGGATCGCCGCCGCGTTTAAGGTGCCGGCGCAGGTAGTCATGAATCAGATCGGCTCGGCCCAGAGCGCCGAGCAGCACGATTTCTGGACCATGCTCTCGAGTGAGCTTGACACCGAGGATTTACGCGATGTGCAGGACTTTATCGACTATAAGCGTGCGCAAGCCAGGAAACGGAAAATGGACGCGAAGTCATAGCATTCGCACCGAGGGGTGACGGATGGAGATCAGCATCGCCTGCGCGAAGGCGGTTCGCCGCCTCACCGGTCCCGGTCCACTCGACGCTGAGGCCGTGTGCGCGCTCTATGGCGTCGAGGTTGACACCTGGCACTTTCGCAAAAACCTGGAAGCGCTCTACGCGTCCGGCAGCATTGCCGTGAAGCTGGGTCTCGCCCGCCCGGTTCGCGAACATCGCATCCTTCACGAACTCGGCCATCACCTGATACATGGTGACCACTCCGGCGTCCGTTTCTGGAGCACGCGCGATGCGCAAATGCTCTCGAAGGCCGAGCATCAGGCGGAGATGTTCGCCTATTTCGTCGCGTTGCCGTCGAATGAGCTGGCGGTGCTCCTGCGCGGGCGTGTCGAGATCGAGGAGATCGCGAGCCGCTATACGCGGACCGAGGAATGGGTCCGCGAACGCATCCGCCTCGAGGGCTAACACTGAGATGGGGATCGCCCGCGGCTATGTGCGCGTTTCGACGCGGAAACAAGAGGCCGGTGTCTCGCTCGACACGCAGCGCGACGCAATGCGCGAATACGCGGCCGAACACGCCCAGACGCTCACGCTGTACGAGGATGTGGAAAGCGGCCGCAATGTCAACCGGCCGGCCTATCTGCGGCTGTTGAGCGATCTGCGCCCGGGCGACGTCGTCCTCGTGTGGAAGCTCGACCGCGCCGGCCGCAACGCCGAGGAAGCGTTGCGGTTCCGCCGCCTCATCCAGGAGCGGGGCGCGCGGCTCATCTCGATCACCGAGCCGGGAATGCAGGAACCGCTCCTCTACGGCGTCAACGCCGTCTTTCACGAGGAGTTCTCGCGCGCCCTCGCAGCGAAGGTCGTCCCAAATATGGAGCGTGTTGTCACGATCGAGCGGCGCTGGGTCACGAAAGCGCCGCACTGGTATCGACTTGATGTCAAGCCACGTGTCGGCAAGCAGCGCCGGGTATTCTCAGAAGGGGAAGGGCGACTCGTCCCGAACGAAGACTATCCCGGACAGGCCCAGGAGTGCTGGGAGATGCTCCTCGCGACGAATAGCATTTCCGGCACCGCCGCGGCGTTCGATCTCACGTATACGAAGCTCGCGCGCATGATCAATAGTCCGGCGTATGTCGGCGATACCCTCTGGCGCGGGATCCTCGTGACCGGCACGCATCCGGCGATCGTCCGGCGCGAGACGTGGGAAGCGGTTCGCACGCAGCGACTGGAGAATCCGTTTCCGTCGCCGCGTCGCACGGAGGGGCCGCGACTCCTCACGGGCTACGTCTTCCGGGCCGATTCCCAGCATCGGATGTATCACCGTGTCCGCAACGAGCACACACCGTATGCCCGCCCCTACTACAAGACGGCCGATGTCGTCCCTCGCCCTCCACATGCGGCAATCCCTGCGGATGAACTGCATGAGGCAGTGATCACAACACTCAAGACGCTCGACCTCTCGCCCGCGGAGGTGCGGACGCTCGAGCGCGATGCGCGGCGCGCGGTCCGCACCGACCCACATGCGAAACGGCGCGCGCAGCTGCAGCGTCAGCTGATCGAACTGGAAGCCGAGCGCGATGCTGCGACACGCGCACTCCTCCGCGGCGCAATCACCGACGCCGAGCGTGCCCGGGCGCGCGAGCGGCATGACCGCGAGGAGGTCGAGTATCGGGCAGGACTCGCCGCGTTACCGCCGCTGCCGGATGTCGAAGACGTACAGATCCGTTCCCGCGGCCGGATCGGCATCGCGCACCTGATTGATGAACTCTGGCGCCAGTTCAACGGTACCGATGCTGAGATTGCGCGTCGCGCCATGTATGACATTCGCGAGCTGCTGCGACTGTATGTGCGCCGGATCGAGGTATGGGGCGCAGAAAACGAGGGGCGCTTCGGCGGAGACCAGGCAGTGTGGCGTCGCGATCATCCGCCCCGTATTCATATCGTTTGGCGCGATTCGCCTAGCAATAACGAGGAATCGTAGGCTGAATCAGATCATTCGGCGTACCCACCAATACAAAACAGCCTAAGCGGTCGCGTGGATTGCACACGAAAACGTTGACAAGTCGCGTACTTTGCTATACAATATGCGTACTGAGATACGTGTTCTATCTCATAGATTGCCCCCGCAATGCATCACCATCGCGAGGGCGAGCAACCAAAGGAGTTAGCCCTATGGTCGCCAGCGCACAGTACATCACCCACACCTTCACGGCAACCGTCAGCGTCCAGATTCCGCGCACCATCACCGCGGACACTGACCCGCAGACCGTCGAGCACGCGCTCCACGCCTTCTACCGTCGCGCACACGATGAGATGCAGCACAGCGGCGGCCTTTTCCCCTTCGATTCGCTGAAGATCGTCGCCGACGCGATGGCCGACAGCGGTGCGGTCACGTGCGAGTACACCAACGATGCGGGCATCACGCGGGCGCGCACCCTCTTCCCCTACTCCATCCACCTTACCGACGCACGCAAGATCGAAGTCAAGGCGTACGACACGTTCCGGCAGGCGACACGCTCCTTCCGGCTCGATCGCATGCAGGGCGCGCACCTCGTGACCCTGCCCTGCGATCAGGCGGCGTAACGCGATGCCGACACTCCGTTTCTCCACACCAACCATCGTCGCAACACCCGGCGCGCTCTCCCTCATGGGCGCGCACGGGATCGCGGGCACCGACCTCATCCGCCGCCACTTCGCGGGCGAGTGGAACGGCCAGCCGGACAACGCCATCCGCAACGAGGAATATCTGGCGAGCGGTGAGGGGATGCTCCTGAGCGTCTTCCCCGCGGGCGACGAGACGATCTGGGTGATCTCGCACGTCGGCTACGGAGAGGACTCGTACACGACCCTCCTGCTGCCTGAGGAGTATTGAGCCATGCGACTTGCTGATGCCCTTACCTACACCCACAAGGCCGGGTACGCGCTCCCCTCCGGGGGGTGCGTGACCGTCTGGCACGAGTTTCGGGAGGGTGTGCAGTTGCACATTCGCATCCGCCGCGGCGCTGCGGGTGAGAGCGAATGGCACTTCGCCAATACTCTGGCAGACGTACCGGTGACGATCGCCATGCAGGGCATCCACGTCCCGCCCGATGCGTGGGAGCACCGGCTCTACGTCGGGAGCACGACCGCGCCTCATAGCATCGACCGGCTGGAGATCATCAATGCCGTCGCCGCCGGGCAGGTGCCTCGCTTCTTCGCCGACCTCCTGAGCGATGCGACCCACGCGGGCATTCTGCGGGTGAAGGAGTGCGCGGAGATCGCCCGCACCGGCGCCGTTGCCGCCTGCCTGCCCCCCGTGGTGTCGGCGTGAGCGCGCCGAAGCCGGAATACACCGTCACCTGGCGCGAGAAGGGTAAGCGGCAGCAGGAGGGGCCGTTCACGGACTTCCTACAGGCCGAGGGACGCGCCCGCACGCTCTCGCGCGAGCACCGCACGCCCATCTACATCACATCCGTCGTGCATTGCTTTCATGCCCGGTGGGAAGGCGAGAAGCAAACGCTCGGAATGGCGATGCATTTGCCAATCGGTGAGGAGCCGTAGATGCAAACGGAGAGTAAACTGTTCGGTCTCAATGCCGCGCAAATCGCACGCTTCTGGTCGAAGGTTGATCGGAGTGGTGGAGCGTCCGCGTGTTGGGAATGGCGCGCGCATCGCAATCACCATGGCTATGGGCAGTTCGGCACCGGAAAGCGGAGGAGCGGCAGCAAGGGGACGGCACTCGCACATCGCATTGCCTATGCGCTTTCCTATGGTGACTTCCCTGCCACGCTCGATGTCTTGCATCGGTGCGACAATCCGTGCTGCTGCAATCCAGCGCACCTCTTCCTCGGCGATCACGACGCCAACATGGCAGACATGGCCGCAAAGCATCGCATTCCCTACGGCGAATCCCACTATCACGCAAAACTTACCGATGCTCAGACGCGGGAAATCCGCAGGCTGTACGGCTCCGGTCGCATGCTCCAGCGTGAGATTGGGCAGCGATACGGGATCGCGCAACAGACGGTCAGCAAGATCGTCCGCGGAAAGAACCGACGATGAAGATCGAAACCGTGGTGCGCCGCATCTGCGCGCGCTGGGAGAACGACACGCAGACGCTCGCGCGGGTGCTGCACCTGGAGATTGGTTCGGACTTGTAGGGGGAAGGAAGGGACATGGCACACCCGCCTGAGCACACCACGATCCGCACGTGTCCTGTCTGCGGCAAGGAACTCACCCTCGGCTTCATCTGGGAACCTGGAGACGAGGGCGTGGGCGTCTTCGCGGGCTGGATCCCCGGCATCACGATCGAGGACGAAGCCTGCGCGAACCACATGACGTGGGATCAGCGCCAGGCCGTCGAGGACTCGGCACTCGCGGATGCACCGGTCGAGCCGAATCCCAACTACGAAAGGGCACTGTGATGGAAGTCGAGATCGTCGCCTATCGCCGCACGCTGGAGAAGCCGAACCTCGGCGCATGGCCACTCATGCAGAAACTCACCCACTTCCGCGCCGAGGCACACGTGATCGACGGCATTGCGTTCGTCGAGATCGATTTCCGCTACGACGGGCTGATGTACTGCGCGCGGATCGATGCCGAGCAGCCGAGCGACGTGCAGTGGTCGAAGCAAGTGCCCGATGACAGCGACGAGTGGGAGGAGGTCTCCGCCGAGACCGTCGCCACGATCGACGCGGGCACGCCGCTGCCGATGAGCGACATCGATCGCTTCGCCCGCCAGTTCGCCGAGTTGCACTTCTGGAACGACGAGGAGGTGTAGAGATGACGACGGCGCCTGCCCCGTACACGTACCACAAGCTCCTCCCCGACGTTGAGCCGTGCATCACGGATGCGAACCATCGCGTCATCTGCGACATGTATGTGCGCGACGATATGGACGCGACCGGCGCACTCCTCGAGGCCGCACCCGATCTGCGCGACCTCGCAACACTCGTACGAGACATGCGGATGGCACAGAAGGCGTACTACGCCAAGCGAGTTCCGCCCAGCGAAAAGCGCGATCTCCTCATCGCCTCGCGCGAACTGGAGGTCAAGGTAGACAAGGCGACCGTCGCTGTCCTCGCGAAGATCGGCGGCGACAATGGCAGCCACTGAAGAACGGGCCGCGCGACTCCCCGATCGCCTGGAGCGCATCGTCGGCGAGTTCGCGGGCGAGCGTGGTGCCCGCGTCGCTGCGTACGCCCCCGTCGAGAAGCAGCGGGCCTATTTCATCCTGAGAGCACGCACCGGTAGCGAGGAGACATTGTACTTCGCTGCCCTGACCGCGGCCACGCTCCGGATCGAGCCGGTCGTCATCTCCGAGCAGCTGCCGACCCTCATGGCCGACCTGATGGCGCTGGTGAAGCGGGCGAACGACCCGACGTGCGTGGCGGTGGGGTGATGGCTAAGTACGCCGAGGGCACGACCGTCAAGATCGAGACGACGCAGGCGGAGATCCGGCGTGTCCTCATGAAGTACGGCGCGACTGGCTTCATGATCGGCGAGGCTGAGCAGATGGCGCAGATCGAGTTCGAGATGCACGCCCGGCGCATCCGCTTCCGCCTCACCTACCCCGACCCGCAGGCCAGGGAGTTCCGCTACGTCGGCACGTGCACCTACCGCACGCGCACCGAGGCGCAGCGGAAGACCGCATACGACGCCGAGGTGCGGCGGCTCTGGCGGGCACTCCTCCTGACGATCAAGAGCAAACTGGAGGCGGTGCAGAACGGCATGGCGAGTTTCGAGGAGGAGATGCTGCCCTTCATCGTGCTGCCGAACAATCGCACCGTGGCACAGTGGCTCGTGCCGCAGATCGAGCGCGCATACACGACCGGGCAGATGCCGCCCTTGCTCGGACCAGGAAGTGTGTAGTGGATAGTGTCGTGCCTGTCCCCAAGGACGATTCAACGTCGTGCTACATCCGATCCGCGACGAGTAGCATGACGCCACCGCCGATCGTCACCAGTGCAGCGAACCAGACGACGCCCTTCCCCAGCAACCGCAGGCTGGTCCGGGGTGTCTCATACCACGCAGTCAGGCCGGCGAGCGCCCAGTTGCACGCCGCGAGGATGGCGAGGCAAAGGGCGTCGACCGCCCTCCCGTCGACAAGCTGGCGGGCAGAGAGTGCGACGAGACCGAGCGTGCCGACGAACCAGAGCAGCAAGAGGCCCGCACGCGCGTCGTTGGTCATATTGGGCAAGCCCACTCGCCTCCTTGTGCCAGGGTGCAAGGCTATCGCGCACATCGTATGAGACAAGGTGGACACCTAGCCATCGCCATCGTCGAGCGCGGCTGAGAATGTATTCAGCCCCGTGGCAAGGAGGACTCTATGCTCTTCACGCCCGCACTCGTCGCGAAGATCCTCGCGGGCGAAAAGACGCAGACGCGCCGTGTCGTAAAGCCAGTCTTTGAGCGGTGGCCGATCGAGCACGTCGGTCTGCGACCGATCTCCTCAGTACGGCGCAACGGCCGCTATCTCTGGCGAGTTGGTCGCGTCTATGCGGTCCAGCCGGGCCGGGGCAAGCACGCCGTTGCCCGCATCCGCATCACCGCGATCCGCTACTGCGCGCGGGCGGGGGACATCTCCGAGGCGGATGCGCGGGCGGAGGGGTTCGAGAGTGTCGCGCAGTTCCGCGAGGTCTATGCGAAAATCAACGGCGCGGCGGCGCTGGAGCGGCCGTGTTGGGCGCTGACATTCGCGGCGGTGAGGTTAGATGGCCGATCAACCAACTCGAATTCCTGATAACGACGAAATAATCGAAGCGACGACAATCAGACTCACTCGCGGGTGGCATCTCGGAACCGAAATCGGCAGTGGGACCTTCGGCAGAGTATGCGAAGCCGAAGGTGAGGACGGCACAGATGCCGCCATAAAGCTCATAAGGAAGATCCCGGGCGCGGACCGCGAGATGCTGTTTGGATCCGTTACCGGCGCCAACATCATCCCGATGCTTGACTCCGGCGAGTGGGAATCTTTCTACGTCATTGTCCTTGCCCCCGTCCGCTGAGATTGATTCGTCTAGTGGCAGTATGGCACACGAGGCAAACGATGCACCCGCAAGAATGCCCGCAAAAGTCGCGCGGTTAAACGCAAAGAGCCCGCCCCGAACGTCCGGGCATCCTCAATCGAGGGATGCTCAGACGCCGGGACGGGTGCGAGGAGGGGGATGGGGTAGAGGTGTGCTAGGGCAGACGCGAGACCGCGCGCTCGTCGTCGGGATCGGGCGGCGTGGCCGGCGGCACGAGGAGTTCGGTGTTGAGCTTGAGTTCGTGCACGGCGCTCTCGATCAGGCTCGTGATCTGCGCGTCCGTCAGGGTGATGCCTGCCTGCTTCGCGAGGGCGACCACCTGACTCTTCGCGGCGCTGAACTTGTCGGTGCCGCCCCAGCCCGTCCGGCTGGCGATCTGCTCGACCGCCTGCACCGCGATGCCCGCGATCGTCATGCCGAGCGCGAGCTTGTCCTTCGACACGTGCTTGGCGAGCCAGAGCGCGCCCGCGGTAATGAGCCAGGTGGTTGCAGCGCCCACGATGGTCACGACGGCGCTGCCGACGATTTCATTGACGTTCATCGGGTCTCCCTGTGGATAACTTCCGTATTTTCTGTGGATAAGCCTGTGTACGGACGGTGGATTACGCTGCCTTCGGCCACTCCTCCGGGAAGAGCGCCACAACATCCCACGGGTCCGCGTCCGTCGTCACCGCGAACCAGCCGCGCTGGAACCGCTGTGCGAGCCGACCATCGGGCAGCGTGATCGCGGGTGCCTTCGCGAATCCCATCTGTGCATAGCCAAGACCGGTCTGGTAGCGTTCAAGGAAGTCAAACCGCGCCCATAGCTTCTCATCCAGCGGCACGGGACCGTTGGGGTTGCTCGGTTGGATGTAGACGGGAGGAGGCGGCGGCACGACCGGAGTGCTCGGATGCGTCTCTCCCGCGACACCTGGGACCCGTGCCCAGCCCATCACCCCTGGCGTCTGCATCCCCCAGTTGCGATAGCCGATGCCGGTGCCGTCCGTCAGGGTGCCAAGGAGCATCCCCTTCTCCTTGTCCCAGAAGCCGATATGCCCGTCACCGAAGCCGTCACCATCGCCGTCCACCGCGTAGAACGACGGGCCGAAGATCACGTGTGCCCCATGCTCGGGCTCGCCGCTCGTCTGGAGGAGTCCCTGTGCTTGATAGGCATGCCCCTTCGCGGTGGCGCTGCCCCGGTGGGGGATGGACAGGCCAAGATGCTCCGGCACGCGCTCCGCGAAACTCTCGCACCAGAACGCCCACGGATGGACGCCATTTACCGGATCCGTCTCGATGGTGCTGAACGCCTGCCCGATGAGCGTGCGGGCGTAGGCGATAAGATCCGATCCATACACCTCGTTAGCCACGGTGCTGTCTCCTTCCGGTGGGTACGCGGTCAGATACTGCCGATAGTACGTCGCCTTTGGGTGCTGCTCGCCGGCGTCCGCGAGGGCGAGGCCAGGATTGCCGCGCGTGTAGTACCAGGCAGCACGATTGAGATCACCGCCCGCCACGTTCAGCACGTAGGTGATGTTGTCCGCGAGGGTGAGCCAGAAGTCCGTCCACGTTGCGAAGGAGCAGTAGGGCTTGCCCCCCTCATTTGCGGGACCGATCGGCCCTGCGGTAGCGCGGCTCTGACCGACGTAGTAGATGCCGGCCGCGTTGTGGGCAGCGAGGAGGTCGCTACTGATGTCGGTGGCTTGCCGGTTCTCCGAGCGCGTCCAGGCGAGGAGCACGCGGACGTCGAGGTTGCTCTGACGGGCAGCATCGGTGACGGTGGTGTACTGCGCGAGGAACGGACTCACCATCCCCTGCACACTGCCATCGCGGACCATGTCCGCAAACTGCGCCGCGGTGATTGGCGTGAAGGCGTAGGTTGTCATGGAGATCTCCTCGGATGTCAGTCGGCGATACAGGCCACCGTATCGAGCCGCACGCGTGGCTTGTCGGCGTGCTTCGCGGTGATGTGCGAGGCGGGGACGATCTTGAAATCAACGTTGAGGCGGTAGGCCGTCACCATCCACGCGCCGAGCTTGACCTGATCACTGGCGACGCGCTGCGTGACCGCGCTCATCTCGGTTGCCCAGCGATCCGTGTCCCACTGCGCCACGCTGCCGTAGCGCGCCTCGAACTGCGCGTCCGGGAGGACAACGCTGACATCGACATCGCGCGGTTCGTCGCTGTCGAGCACCGAACCGTGCAGGTAGACCGGCGCGCCGAAGCGTATCGCGATCTGACACGCCCAGCCGTGGAGTTGCAACTTCAGACGGCGCACGCGCTCGTCGGGAGTCTCATGCATCGACCAATGCTCCATCACGCAGCCACCCGTGCCACTCCCCTTCATAGTTGATCGAGGGGTTGGCAGTGACCTTCGGCGGTATGCCCGTGCGCGTCCAGCCGGGACCGCCGCCAGACGAGGGATGGTCGATAGGCCAAAGGATTCCCCGCTCCTCATCTGCACCGTTGCGCCCTGGTAGCTTCACCACGAGACAGCGGCCGTCAGGGCGCTTGCAGGTGTCGGGATGACGACAGCCATCGTCATAGAACATCGCCCCGATGGGCATGGTCTTGAAGGTGTATTCGCCTCCGTCCGGGCCGCGATAAATGGGATACGTCCCGTTCCCGTCATCATGCGGACGGTGACCGGCTTGCTCGAGCATGATGCATTGCCAGGCCATCAGGAGCCTCCTTCAATGCCAGTGCCCAAGGCATACTTTTCGGGAAAAACGCGGCGAAATCTGCGGGAGTGTCTGTACCCTTCCTAGGTGCCTTCCTCGGTGTCTTCGATGCGGTTCTCGACCTGCTGCACCCGCGCCTCAACCTCGACCAGCTTGTCTCGGAGCATCTGCAACGCCTGCCCCGCCGCGTTGATTGCCGCGTCGTTACGCGGGCCGCGTGCGTCGTGCTTCACCTCAGCGATGATGGTGTCAAGCGCCCCATACCCCTTCTCGATCTCGGCAAACTCGTCGCTGGGAAGGTCGGTCGTGTTCTGCATCTTCGCCATCGTTAAGTCCTTTCAGGAATGCCCGTAGACGTCACCAGTGCCACGCTACGGCGTCTTCTTCTCTAGCAGGGCTCGCTCCCCCTCCGGCGTGATCTGCACGATGTCGCCGCCCAGGAAGCGCAGGTAGCCGCGCCGTTGCAGGCTGGCGAGGACCGCGCGCTTCACTCCCAGGTCGCGTTCTTTGGCAGTGTTGTATTTTCCTTTGAGCTTGAGCAGCACGGCACGTTCATCATTGGTCATGTTCGGATCGTCCACGCGCTACCTCCTGTGCTTCCACCAGTCCCATACGCCCCACAGCAGGCATCCCGTAGCCAGTCCGAGCATGAGAACATCGGAAAAGTGCATCGCGGGTTTCCTATGTGTCCTGCTTCGGCTTGTTGTCCACAACGATCCGCTGCTCCGGTATGCGCAAGGTGGCTTCTATCTCCACAGTCGGCTCCTGGATAGCGGGCGCTGCATCCACGTGTGTGGCGGCCTCGGTGACGCCGATGCGCTCCTCGTGATCTGCCCGCTGCTCGGCGGCCACATCCGCGCGGTCCTGACTCTCATCGGCGCGGTGCTCCGCCACATCCGCCCGTGCGACTGCCTCGCGTGAGAGGGCTTCGCTGCGATCATTGCGCCGCTCTTCTGCCGACACCCGCTCCTCGACCGCGCTTAGGCGGAGGATGACATCCTCACGCTGCTCCGCCGCCGCCGTCCATTGCAGCGTGCCGACGCGCACCAGGCCAGTGAGCACGCCCGCCTCGAAGATCACCAGGAGGGCGCGCACCCCGGCGCGATAGACGAAGGGAAGCACGAGGGGCAACCAGCCGAATGTCTGCGCCGCGCCGACGCCGAAGACGATGCCGAGCGTGGCGAACAGGCCGAAGAATTCCCAACCCAAGAGGTCAGGCTTTCGCCACGGGAAGATGAGCGCGAGGCCCATCGAAAGAAACAATATGGCCGACAGGACGATCAGCGCCCTACTGACGGCCGACTCAGGAAGCAGGATCACGGCGATGACGATCAGACAGGCAATGATGGTACGGAAGAATACGCCCCTTCTAGTCACCACGGTTCTGCCCCTTGTCATCGCTCTCCACGGGTGCGAAGAGGCGGGATGTAAGGTAGTTCGCCCGCCGCTCCAAGTCAAGGAGGCGTCGTGCCCGCCGTTTGTAGTCTTCTTCCCATTCCACATGCAGCCGCTCACGTGCCGCGACCTCATCATCGGAAAAGAGCGGAACAGGCAGAACCCCCTCCTGCCTGCGACGGAAGAGCCGTTCGAAGATGCCGCTCATACCTTTGCTGCTTTCTCTGCCGCTGCCGCGACGCGTTCCCCGACGCCGAGCAGGGAGTTCGAGAGATCCCGTTCCTTCGCCATGTCCTCGCGGTATTGTCTGCGCAACTCCACAATCTCGGCGTGCAGCTTGCCGTTTTCCGTGCGCAACTCCGTGACGAACTCATCGTGCGCGCGGTCGGTGCGTTGCAGCAGGAGTTGCGCGACTCTGCCGAGCGCGAGAAACAATGCCGAGACCGCCGCAACTAACATTGTAATTATGTATGGGCTGTCGGTGGCGGCAGCAATGACAGGAACGCAGTGGTCATGCATCACATCGTTCCTCTTAGCCGAGGGTGGACACGGAGATTGCTCGCCAGATTGGCGCGTGCTGGTGCCGTTGGTGTTGCTGGCACTTGTCGTGGCGATACTCGTCGCAGATTCCGCATCCCAATGCGCTAGGGCCAACCCCCGCACGATTCACGGAGTTTATGCGCACGCTCTCGCTGCCTGGCGGCCCTGCATGCACGGCAACGGCGGGCAACGCGCCCGTCCGGTCGGTGTTCGAGATAGGTGTTCTCCGGGGTGAACGCATGCCCGTGCTTGCAATGCGTCTGCTTCTGCCCGTGGGTTCTGCCCTTCGCCGCCGTGTCCCTGTTATTGTCCGCTACCGTCCCTAAGAAGAGATGTGCCACTTCATAGCAGGACGGATTGTCACATTTATGAAGCACCCATTGGCCATCAGGAATCGGACCGTTGGCTTGCTCCCAGACGAGGCGGTGAACCCTGACGAGTTTGCCGTTCTTCCCGCCATACTGGCGCAGGCCGTACCCGTCTCTGTCTCTTGCTTGCGCCCATTCCTTGCACGGAACGCTTCGCCAATCGTCTGCGGGGTTGTCGGTGAGGGGGAACGCCAACTGATGCACGCGTGCTACACTCGCCACGTCGAACCTCCTAGATAGGTCTCGACAACGCCGTTCGGTGGCTCCAATCACCGGGCGGCATTCGCTATTTGACTGCCTACATTATAGCAGATTTAGCCCATTGGGATGGGCTAGGGATGAGATCCGCAGCCCCAGTATTTCGCCGGGTTGATCGCCTTCAAGAACTGGCTCGTGTAGTACGCCTGGGCAAAGTTGCTCTTGGGATGCACGCCGTCCCAGCCGTACGGGATGCCAATCCAGTAGACCGGCATCCCCGTCATATCAACGTAGGTTGCCCCGTACTGCTCTGCCTTCGCCTTGTTCACATCCTCCAGCCCCTGCCACACGGCCTGGAAGTCCTGCGCCCAGTTGAACGGCGGGGGCTTGACGCTCTGCTGCCCCTGGGCTGCGAGTGGGGTCATGCCGACGACGATGATCTGTGTCGGCTGCACGGCCATTGCGAGGATCGCGGTCATCATCGTATCCCAGGCAGCCGCGTAGGTGGTCGGGTTATTGAGGTCATCGGCATAGAAGAAGTCATTCGTGCCGTACTCGATGATTAGCTTGGCGGGCGTGTACGGCACGATGCGGACGGGGACGCCCGTGGCGCCGCTGTTCCCGGTGATGGTTTGCAGCGTGGTGCCGCCGATTGCGCCTCGGGTGAGGTCGGCCGGGCTGACTCCCTTGCCGACCCGCGTCCAGCCCATAACGTTACAGACGCCGTCAAACCAGCGACCGCCGCCATAGATGGTTGGATCCATCGTGCTGTCGCTGACGCTATCCCCGTAGACTTCAGCCGTCGGCATCGGCTGCCTCCTGCGGCAGTTGCTCGGCAAAGCGCATCGCCAGATCAAGGAACTGCTGGCGCGTCATGGGCGGCTCCTCCGGCTGCGGTCGCTCCTCCGGCGGCACATAGGGCAGGACGGGAGCCGCGTGCCGCTCGCCGTCATCGTTCAAATGCCAGTGCCCGCCCAGTCGCTCCACATGCCCGCGGACCTCCTCCACCGCTCGCGCACGCTTCTTCTTGCCGTGATGGACGCGGTGCGCGACGTGGAGTGCCTGGGCGCCGGGATCCCCATGCACGGGGACGTAGACGGTGTGCCGCCCGTTCTCATCTTCCACCTCGGGACTGACGAGGAGCGTTTCGTCCAGCCCCAGTTCCGGGTGCCCCGCGACCAGGGGAGGATGCGTCCAGTCAGCGATGGTGAATGTATGCTCTACGCCGTCATGTACCATCGTCGCCTTGCCGTGCTTGTCAAGGTCCGTGAACTGCATCGCTCGCTCCTCCTAGAACGTGATCGTATCAACGATGAGCGTCGCTCCGGTGATGAACGTGTCCGCGTTGGCCGCGCTCCCGACGACGTCGATCGTCGCGAAGGTGTCGCTGAAGTTGGTCACGGTCGGATTGGCGAGGAGGTTGGCTTGCGACGATCCTGTCATGTCAACGATGGGAGCGGCGGGAATCCCGTTCATACGGATGAAGGGGATCGTGAACTGGTGATGCTCATTCGTGCTATTGGTACGGAAGCGGCAGTTGAACGGCAACTTCTGGTAACGATGGCGAACGCGAAGCCACTCCTCTACCGGGTCGAGCGGCACGTAGGGCACGGGCCCCGGCGTTTGGGTGAGCATGAAGTTGTCGAGGTAGTAGGTGGCATTCTGCTGCGCCACGAAGCCGACATAGATAATGCTCGCGTTGCTGGCAATCACGCCCGTTGCCGTCAGGGTCGTGAAGGCTCCCAGCGCGGTGACCTGCCCGTTGTAGATATTGAAGTCATCCTGGAGGAAGACGTAGCCGGACGCGGCCGCCGCGCCGATCACACGCCCGCTCACACTGAGTTGCTTACTGCGGTACTTCTCCACTTCAACGGTGATTTGATAGATGGTCGCTCCGCTGCCGTTGCTGTCAAACTTCAGGCTCGTGGCGCTGCCGTCCACCGTGCCCGTGTCTCGCGTGCTGTGCCCACCCAGGACGATCCAGCCGTCCGCTCCTGCCTGTGCCTGTGCCGCGCTCCCATCAATGGGGCCATTGCCGCGCTGCCAGATTTCAAAGCCTGGGTTGGTGAGGATATTCTTCTCGTACTGCGGCACCTGGGAGAGCGCGGCGCCAACGATCTTATCGGTATTGGTCCCCAGGAGCATTTCCTGGGTGTAGCGCCCAAAGTCCAGGATGTTGTTCCAGTCCGTCGTCGTCACCTGATCATTCACGGCACGGTAGGTGCCCAGGCTAGGTTTGGTGGTCAAAATCGCACCCCCTTTATCCTATTGTTGTGCGGTAAACTCGGATGGGTTATAATGAAGTCGTTGCCAACGAAATGCCCTCACGTTGCTCTAACAGCGTGAGGGCGCACACCGGAAAGGTGAGTTTCCGATGCCAGCCAAGGGTAGCATCACCGTCCCCAAGGTGGAATGTCAGTGTGCGCGTTGTGGCAAGACGTACTTCGTCTGGCCCTCCATACTCGCTGCTGGGCGGAAGAGGTATTGTTCTCGCGAATGCGCACGGGAAAGCCAGAAAAAGCCTGACGGTGAACGATTCAAGACAACCGTCGCCTTCACCTGCGGGCACTGTGGCGTGACGTTCTATCGGCCCCCATCCTCCCATGCCAAGCATTGCTCTCGCACGTGCTCACGCGCCGTGCAAGTAGGTGAGCGCGCCCCTCGATGGCGCAACGGCCATTCATTGCCCCACACGTGGACGCGCGTGGATCGCACCTGCGAGCACTGCGGCAAGACGTTCCACGTCAAGGCATCCGCCGTTCGCTATTCAGGTGCGCGCTATTGTTCCGTCAAGTGCCATAACGACGCGCGCCGCTTGCCCGATGTGGAAACCCATCGGTTGCGCGGCTCTTACCGCTATGCCGCTTGGCGAACCAAAGTGGTGACGCGCGACCGCTACACGTGCCAGCGATGCGGGCAGACGCGGGGCAAACTGAACGCGCATCACGTCAAGCCGTGGGCGAAGCACCCCGAACTTCGATTCGATGTGTCGAACGGCATCACCCTCTGCATTCCCTGCCATCGCGCCGTCCATCGCGGCGATAACTGGGCCTACGGCTCACTGACCAGTGTGAGCGTGTCTTCGATGCTATAGGTGTCGGTCGTCGTATTCGTGGCAACAATCTCAGCGCGGCACGCGTCCGCGTTGATGTCCGCTGCCGAGTAGCCGGTGACGTTGTTCCGTGTCCCCGCCGTGATCGTCACCGTGGGCGCCGCCATCATCCGCACGGGATAGATGACGGTCGTGTCACGAAACTCGGTGGCCTGGAGCGTGCGGAACCGCTGGCTGCTGACCACCTTCTGATAGTGGCGCAGACAGCGTTCAAGCTCCTGATCGGGCGGGAGAGCAACATAGGTCAGACCCGTCACACTGCCTTCCACGACGATGGCATTATCTGCCGCGAACGCGGTGCTGCCGGAGACAGAGTCAAAGATTATCTGTGCCCAGCCAGTCGTGGGTGCATTATTGAAGGTGAGTGTGCATTGCAAGAGGGTGAACTGCCCCGCCACACTGCGTGAAGACTGCGCCCCGGCAATGCCGTCATACAACTGCATGTATGCGCCGCCACCTGTCGCGCAATAGACGAGCGCGGAAAAGGTGAGCGTCCTGCCGGCATACTCCGCAAAGTTCTCGATCTTGTGGACGAGCTGGCAGTTTCCCGTGCTGACCTGGGTATAGGTGCCGCTCGCCATGTACTTACTATTGGGCACGGTGGCCGCGCCCTGGCTGACACTGATGGTGCTGGTGGCATTATTGAGAAACCAGCCGTCGGCAGTGAGCGCCCCGTTCGTCGTGAATGGCCCTGGGCCACGCTGCCAGATCTCGAAACCACCATTTGTCAGGAGGTTGTCATAGTAGCCCTGGACGCCCAGGACGCTGCCAATGGCAAT